GTCGCGAATCACCCGCGATAAAACGACGTCAAAAGTACCTTTTGCCGGGGGGGTACACTCTGCCCTCACATCCTGCGACCGCATTTTGCAATTCATCGCAGGTTCCGCATTTCCTCGGCGAACGCCTTGTCGAACTGGCGTTTGAACTCGCTGGCGAAAACAGACTGCGCCACCTGGAAATACCGGTACCCTCCGCGTCGATACCGCGCCCTGGGTTCATAGGCCACCAGCATCGTCAATTTGCCCCCACGGGTACGCCGGTATATGCCCGGCTGGACCCCATCGCGCCGTCCTAGCTGGACGTGATCTTCCTTCGCTAGCAAGTTCTGAACATATCTCCGACTTAAATTTCCGTATTTATTTAATCTTGCCCTGGGCGTTGGTATCACCAGCGCGGTTTTCTGTGGCGTTCTGATTCCGCCGCGAATCTGCAGCGACAGCGTATTGTTCACACGTCGACCGCCTTCGTTGAACTTCCCGCGTGGCGCGCCAGGAATCAGTTCCACGCGCAGCGTGTTGTACTTGCTAATGGTGCCGACAAATCCCAGCTTTGTGTTCGGGTTAAATATACCGCCAAGCAAATATGGCGTAGGCCGGTCGAATGTCCTGGATGCCTCTGCGCGTTGCGCGCTTGCTACCTTCCTGGCCGTCATGTTCAGGGCTTCGGATTCTGCGAACAGTGTTTTCTTTTGCACCTTCTGCAGCTTGCGTTGAACTTCGTCGATGTTGGTTGTCGCTTTAATCATTGCCGCGCCTCGGTAGGGGGTACCCCCTCTGATAATATCAGGCGCCGGGATAACCCCCCACCCCCCCCTGTTTTTTTTACTGTGCGTCCTTCCAGTTCCGCAGCCGGAACTGCGTTAGCCGGTGCAGATACCAGGCAGCTTTTTCCAGGTCACGCTGGGCGCCAGCGAAATCGTTACCGTGTTTCTTATCGAAACGCCAAATGTATTTGATGACGTTACCGCGTAGATACCCGGCGAATTCCTCCGTGGTCATCTGCGCTTCGATCGCTGCGATGCACTCGATGGCTTCGCTCTTGTAATGGTCGGGGTGATTGACCAGGTCAGTCATTGGTGAATCCTTTGGCTTCTGGTTGGTATCGAATGATTTCCAGGGGTGTCTGTTTCGCGTGACGCAACAGAACCACCGCCAGGTCGGACATGATGGCGACATCCTGCTGGAACCGCCGCGCCATAGATTGCGCCGCCTGGATAGCGACATAGCAATCGTCGGAATCAAATTCCGGCCAGTCAATCTTCAGGTACACGTTCGCGTTCCTGCCTGTCCCTTTCTTCCTTGAACGCATCGATGTCGTCCCTTTCATATTCTCCCGCCAGGGGCAAATGCTCGCTGGGGCAAAGTGGATGATGACAATCGGACCGCAAACAGTCCGGGCATGATTTCCAAATGTGAGTCATTTCTCGACCTCCATAGCTAAATCAGCGCCGCCTGTGATGGCTTGGGTTTGGGGTTTGGATCATCAAACAGCCTGGGTTGATTCACAGCATCCTGCATCCTTTGACACGCCATATCAAAGTAGGACGGTTCGCGCTCGATGCCAACAAAAGTTTTTCCAGACTGAACGCACGCCACCCCGGTGGTGCCCGATCCCATGAACGGGTCAAATACAGTGGCGGCATCGGCTGGCAGCTGGTCTAAACAAAACTGCATCACCCCTACCGGTTTTTGGGTCGGATGCACCCTGTCAATATGCCTTTCGGCGCGAATCATTCCATTCCAAAGCAAATCAATTTTTCTTACAGCCTGGTTCAGATTAGTCCAGGCAAGCTCACAGTCCGCGAAATCGCCAGTATTTAATTTGTTCCAAACTAACCAGCACGGTGTAGGTGGCAGCTCATAATAATTCCCGCCAAAAACAATGTGATGCCTACACATTGAACGCGCCACGTCTATTTCCTCTTGCGCCAAACGATCATCCCACCCCAAATGCTCGTATTTATCGGCATTTGCAAGATTTGACCTTGTCTTTGATTTGCCCCCAGATTCACCTATTCCATAGGGCGGGTCTGTTACTAAAGCATCAAAGTGACCTAGGTGGGGCATTACATCCATGCAGTCGCCTAAATACAAAGTGCAATCGCCTATTTGTTCCATTGCTTTCATTTCTGGCAAACCTCCGCATAAACTCCCCGATAATCTGGCCAGACTCCGCTGTCCACATTCTCGCAGTATTCAGTCTCGGCGCGCTCTGCTTCCTCCAGGTCGCCATTCCCGACGATACCCATCACCGCCATGAAGAACAATAAAATCGCGAAATACTTCATCCCAAAACCTCCACGCCAAATTCTGCAGCATCGATAACCTCATCCCAAAACTCACCCGCCGGACCGCTGTACCATGCCAGGCAAAAACACTCACATCCGTTGAACTGCCAAACGAAACCATCGGGCGCGTCGACCGTGATGACCTTTTCAGAATTGGTTATCTCGGAAACGCCCCAGTCGATGCTGCCACCGACCGCCTCAATCACTTTTATTGCTTGCGCCTTGGTTGCCATGATTAAGCCCCTGGGCCGCTTACGCGGCGTTGTTTGCTTCAAGCACTTCGACCAGTGCGTCAACAAGGTTGGTTGACTGAATGAACTTGAGGCATTCGTACCACTTGTGGAAAGGCGCAACCGGGTTGCCGCTTGCCTCTTGCTCTGCCACGTATGAAAGCCATTGCTCTCGGATATTTTCGTTGCTCATTGCATTCACTCCTTTAATGGCCGCTTACGCGGCCTTTACGATGTAATGGCGAGTATTAAAAAACTGATTCAGCCAATACGTTTCTTTTGCCGCGTCTAAGCGAGAAGAAAATGTTTTGTAGTATTCTCTGCGGACTACTTTGACATCAAAAGTGCCTTTTACTGGCACCACCTCTAAAAATTTGATCTTGTACATTGCATTCCCTCCTATAAGGGCCGCTTACGCGGCCACCTCGATTTTGAATTCCTGGACGTGCAGTTCCTTATGGCGAATGGTCTTTCCCACCGTGAAGAATGCACCCAGGCCGTCAGAATTGCCGTTGATTCCTGCGCTGTACATTTGAACGACAGGCTTGTCGGATACTTTCTTCGCGATGACTTCCGCAGTTCCATCTGCCAGGTGCGCCGTCAGTTCTACTTTTCCAGCGTTCAGCTTTCGGGCGGTTACTTTCAAAACTTGATTATTCATTGTTGTCACTCCATTGGTTAATGGCTGCAATCAGCCGATGAAGTAATGCTCTCATAGTCAAACCCAGGGTGTAAAGTTTTTTTACACTTTTTTTTTGATTTATTTCACTCGACCGGAATCGCCTGGATCACCCGAACCCAGACATACATCCGCCGGTCGCTGTCCTGGCGCATATCCCATTCAACGCATTCCGACCACTGGGCGACCACCCGTTCCAGGGTTTGACCGAAATACTTCTGATCCCCGCCGCGAAACCGATATTCATCCTTCAGGAAAAAATAAGGTCGCGACACCCCCACCAGGTCGTTCAGCGATCTAATGACCGCCAGGGTGTTGATGTCTAATCCCATTGGGGGCGTTCCGAAAGTTCTATCACCCTGGGAACGGTCAGGGGATACCCCCTTCCCTGTAGCCCACCAGGGCGAAAGGGTGGGGGGTATAAAACCCCCCAATTCATTGGGGGTTTATCCCCCTTCCCGTAGGGTGATAGAAAAATCTTCTCTACTACCCCACCACCTCTTTTATATAGGGGTAGGGGGGTGGGTGGGCGTATCATTTCTTTACACTTTTTCACTTGGTTATCACGAACCCGGTGTGAACGCCGTTTTTGTTGTGAACTTCTTCGATCTTCCTGGTACTCCGCAGATGTTCGTATATCTCCCGCCGCTTCCCATCGTATTGGTGGGGGAACTGAACCGGTACCCGACCCGATGGCGCCGCCGGTCGCTTCCCGGTTTCGTGGATATACTTTTCGCCCTGCCAGGCGTCGACGATGTCGTCGACTTCCTTTCGGATCAGATCGTTCTGCAGTTCGTCCGCCAGCTGCGCGGCCATGTCCTGCGCTTCCTGGGAATAGGGTTCCCAGTCCAGGATCGACATTTCGGCGGACCCGTTTTCGAATTCCACCGGAACCCGGCGCATCGTCCCCGCCCAGGCTGGCGGTTCTTCTACCAGGCGCCAGCGATCCTTTTCCCAGTTCGCGATCGTCAGGTTCGCTTTTTTGTCATATAGGACATTGATCGAATAGTCGATGTTCCCGATCAGCGCCGACGCGCCCCTGGCGGATTTACCCTCGGACATCTTGCTGGTGTGATGCGCCAGCAGGATCGTCCCGGACGGGTCCATCGTGGGGATGATGCGATCTTCCAGGGATGCGATCAGCTTCGACGCTTCCCGGTTGTCGTTTTCATCGAATGCGAACGCCGTCGCCAGGGTGTCGAATATCCCCATCATTGGCGGAACCTCCATTGACAGCAGCCAGGCTTCGACCAGATCGATGTCCCTGGTATCCAGCGCCAGGTTCGGCAGCGAATACAGTCCGTATTTCAGTTCCCCTTCCATGTTTTCGACGTAGGCTTTCATTCGCGCCTGGATATGCCCCAGGGATTCGCTGAACATCACGACGTTCCCCGGCTTGATGGGTATGCCCTGCCATTCCGTTCTGCCATGAAGCATATGCGCGATCAGGTCGCAGATAATATGCGACTTCCCGGAATTGCTCGGTCCGTAGACCATCCCGATCGACCTGGCTGGAATCAGCTTGTCCAGCATCCATTCGGGTTGTCGGATTTTGAAATCCCAGGGTTTGTTCGGGTCATACTTGCTGATTTTGCTCGCCTGGTATCGTTTCCAGAACAGTTCGTCGTCCATTATTACCCCCAATGAGTCGAGTTCGCGCATCGCGCAGCTTGTCCGCCCTTTCCGGGTCTACCTTCTTCAACAATCGACCGATCACCACTGCGTCGGACGGCAGCAGTTCGGATTCCCCCTTGGCGATGGCGCCTTCCATCACCAACAACAAAAAATCGCAGTATTCCAGGTCGGCTTTCCGATACGCCTGGGGCTGGTATTCGTCCGATTCAATGATCCCGCGCCGCTCCAGTTCGCGGGCAATGTCAGAGTATCGACATCCGTGTCGACAATGAACCAGCAAATCGGCGGATCGACCGGCTTTCACATGAAAGCGATCATCCCCGCCGCAGCATGGACATGGCCCCTTATATTCGGACCCTGCCCGCCGTAACCCCAGGGAATCGGCGACCCTTTCCAGGTCGCCACGCATTAGAACGGAATATCGTCGTCAGGCATCGCAGGGGCCGCCGTGGGCGACGTTTCGGCTGCCTTTGGGGTTGCCTTCCTTAATGGTTCGAACGCCTTGATCGTCCATTCTCCGCCCTTGTCGGCGACCAGGATTCGCAGCCGCTCATTTTCCAGTTCGTCGGGCGCCTCCGGGTTCTTGATAGACCGGAATCCGCAGGCCAGGCACATATTCGCCAGCTTGCGGAATGCGATTTCCCGGACGTCCTCCCTGGGGTGGCATACGTTCAGGTTTTCCCACAATTTCGTCGGCTTGTATTCATCCAGGGCGAATCGAACCGAAACGTACTGGTTCCCCGCCTGGCTGGTTTTCATCACGACTTCGTCGATGGTGGCTTCGGTCCATCCAGCTTGCAATGGTTTCTCGCTGAATCCTTGCGCCCATTCTTCTGCATTAAACATGGCTTTTTTCCTTTGGGTAATAGTTCCAGAAATCGGGGTTCAATGGATCGAACCCCAGGGTGTGCAGCTTCGTCTGTGCTGCCTGGGTCGTCGCGAAAACCAGGTTCCCGCGTAATACCGTAAACCGCCCGACCACGAAAAACGGTTCAGGATTGCGATCGAATACCAGGACCACATCGCGGTCCACGTCCACCCGATCGGCAATTCCTCCGCGAACCCAGGTCATTTCGCTTTCAGGGCTTCCATGAATGCGGACCAGGACAATTCCATTTCCGGCGGTAGTCCGAAACGGTTTTTCGCGATCCAGGCCGGGCGTTCTTCGGTGTACATCACCCGTTCACCCTTGCCGGTGCCACGGGTTCGTACCCGCCCGCGATCCTCGGTTTTGATTGTCGAATAGACCTGGTTGGCGAAAAAGATCGCGTCGGAATGCTCCGATACCAGGTCCGACGCTTTGTTCTGCAGCTTTATCACATAGCGGTCGAACGCTTCCGCGTCCGGGGCTTCGAATCGCTTCACCGCCGAATGGCCGATCAACACGGTCGCCATGCGTTTCTGGCTTCGCAGGTAATTCACCCGGTCCAGGAATTCCCGCCAATACTTCAGGGCTTCGACATACCCGCGACCGTATCCTGGCTGCTCGATCGACTGCCATTTGTTCGTTTCGCAGGTGTGCGCCCAGATCAACGGTTCCAACCAGTCCAGGGAATCCACGACCAGGGTGCGATATTCGTGATCTTCCTTGATTAGCGAATCCAGGGCCGCGCGAACGTCCAGGTACGATTTCGGGGTCGGAAATGCGTCCGCCTCGATAGTCCCCAGGCCATCCTCGATCGGTAGAAAAATCGGTTTCGGTGCCGCAGCGCCGAACGTTGTTTTCCCCACGCCCGCCGGTCCGTAGATCAACACCCTGGGGGGCTGCATGGTTCCGCCTTTGGTAATTTTGGATAAATTCATGCTGCGTTTTCCTCCATTAAAAATTCAGCCATTTCGATGTTTAGTCGATCGATTTCGTCTGTCATATAAGACAGCACGTTTGGATACAAAACGCAGTGGTGGCAATCAACAACAAAAACCCCGAACGCCTCTCCTCCGCGACCTTCCTGGTCATCAGTAGTAAAAAGGATTAATCCGCCGTCGCCGTCCATATAAAAAACCGCCGCGCCGTGTTCGCTTTCGCCTGGTTCGACGGTATATACCTGCTCCTTAAATGAGGTAATCGCCTGGGCCATATCGCTAAAACTCTTGAATTTAAATTTTCCGTACCTTTCAAAAAACTGAGAAATGTCCATTTATAAAGTCTCCCTAATGAGTCCACAAAAAAGTTCCAACGATATTTCGCAGGAACGTCGAAAATCTTCTGGTTCGTATATGTCCGTCGGATATGCCACCAGGACGCGCCAGGGCGCCCTGTCAGCGCGAAAACACACCGCTGGCTGTTTCCCTACCCGTCGCGCCTGTTCGACCGCCTGGCGCCAGAACTGGGCTTTTTCAGCGTTTCCGATGTTGGCGTATCGCTTGCACTCGATCGCCCAGTAATCCAGGCCGATCAGATCGTGACCGCCACCGAATGACTGCGCCAGGTTGCGTTCCAGGCGAATCCCGGTTTCGTCCTCGATCGCGCGGATCAATTCGCGCTCGCCACTGGCGCCCTTGTTTCTGCTACTCGCCCCCATCGTCCACCCGATTCAATGCGATCTGTGGGACAAAATAGGCCGGACGACCACCCGCCGGGTCACGCCAGAACGACGGATTCTTCCCGTCCCGACCATAAACCCAGCCGCGAACGTGATATTCGCCCTGGCTGCCTGTTACCAGGTAAAAGCGCCGGTCATCGTGATCGTGTGGGTGCAGGATCAAATGCCCATCCTCGCGCCAGGTGGTTCGCACGTCGACATCGCCGACATCGGGCTGGCCATGCCCGCCAGCAGTCCAAAAAACATCCAGCATTTTCGCGACCGCCATTTCACCCAGGGCGCCTTCGATGGCGATCTGCCATCCGTCCTTTTGGCTTTTCGCGCCGTGATAGTCCTGGGCGCCACGCCTCATTGCTTCCAGCTGCCGAATGATCCCCTGCAGCGCGCCGGTCAGCATTTCGTCGTTATTCAGGTTCAGCATCATATCGGGCTGCCTTCTTTTCCTTGAGTTTCTTCCATTCCCTGCGCTGTTTCTCGCGCCGATAGGCCGCTGGCAGCATCACCGCCACCCCCAGGCAGAACGATCCCCACAATGGCGACAGAACCCACCACCAGGACCAGGCCAGGAATCCGGCCAGCTTCAGGCCGATGAACATCAGCAACAGATTGTCGACCAGCCGCCCCATGCGCTCACTCTGCCCGTTCACGAATCAAAACCTCCGCCTGGATTCTTCGAACCTCGGGGATTTCCCCTTTCCGCCGCCAGATGTAGATCGTTTGCCTGGTGACACCCAGGGCGCGCGCAGTCTGCGCGACACCTCCGAACGTCTTGATAATTTCTTCCAATGTCATGTCGTCATCCTTTTCATTTGACACCGACACCGTAACGCCTTAACTTTGGCCGTGTCAAATCTTTTTACACATGAAAGGGGAACGAAAAATGGTTGGTAAATTATCAGACGACACAAAAATGAGCGGTTCACGCATCCCGGTCCTGTATTGCTGGAATCACGGAATACCACATCCCTGGTCAACGCCGAACGATGAACTGCGAAAATCAATCGCCGCGAAACGTGGGGAATGGGAAGATTTCGACATCGGCGAACCTGGCATCGTCGGGAACCTTCTGGAACCTGCCCTGGTCGAGAATGCCTGTGAACATTTAGGGCTGCCGGAACCGGAACTGACACCGCCGGTTTTTAAACTCGACCATTTCGAAACCAGCTGCGACGGTTTGGTCCAGGTCGAACCCGCCGTGACGGTTCGCAGTGCTGGCATCGTCCGGGTGCATGGCGACGAAATCGTCCTGGCCGGTCCGGTGCCGATCGAATGCAAGGTCACGACCGCGCCGCCAACGGATGACATTCCACTGTATCGCGGACCGATCCAGCTGCAGGCGCAAATGATGGCGACCGGCGCCAGTGCTGGGATCATCGTCACCCTTCACCGGGGCATTGAACGCCGGATCGATGTCATCCCAGCGAACCCGCTGATCCAGGCCGAAATCGACATGATTTGCTTGAACTTCCTGGACCGGGTTCGGAACGAATCCTGGTTCCCGCCGGTCAACGTCGACGATGCTGTGATCCCACCCGCTGCCCAGGACAAAAAGACCGTCGAAATCGACGATCGCGCCGACGACCTGGCCGCCCTGGAGCGCCTCCGGGACGAACGGAAAAACCTGGACGATGATATCGCCGCCCTGGAAGTTCGCATCATGGACGCCCTGGGGGACGCTCAGGTGGGTACGGCAGGGCCGTATACCGTCGAATGGCCGGTGCGCCACTATAAAGAACAGCCAGAGAAGATTTCACCCGCGAAACCCGCCCGCACCATCCGCTTGAAAACGCTGAAAATCAGGAGTATGGTCTAAGTCGACCCCACCCCTTTGGGTCACTCCTAAGAGTCTGCGCCCCCTTCTGGGGGCGTTTTTTATTCTTCCTCATCGCTGCCTTCTTCTTCTTCGCCGTCCTCGATTTCGAATTCGATTTCTTCTTCTTCCTCGTATTCCGCCTGGATTATCAGTTCCAGGATTTCCAGGGGCGATTTGTTGATCGACACACCCTCGGGGAATAACCCGCAATAGATCAATGAGTGACCCTTCGAACCGCGTTCAGGCGCGACCGCCAGGATTTCGCTGGACCGAATGAATAGCGGTCCCAATGGGGTGTCGAGTTTAATCATCATCGGACCACCGGTTTCCTTTGCTTGAGTTTTCCCTGGCCGTCATTATCTGCATATTCCACGGGACGTGTAACCCACAAACGTCTGGATGGATCAGGGGGATGATGTGGTCGACCGAATACTGGTCGCCGGTTTCGGTGGTGATCGCCCGCGCCTGGTCGTAGAACTGGGCAATTTGCGCCTGGACTAGATCGTTACCCTTGCAAATGTCCGCTTCGGACATCCGCCGTTTTCGGTAGGAACTCTGCTTTCGGACGTTTCGCCGATGACTGGGCCGGGCGTACCGCTGCCGGTTTAGTCGCTCCGCGTTCTGGTGGTAGTGTTCGCGCCAGTAATCCTTCCGGGTGCCGCGTTTCTGGTCATACGCGCGATAGCGTTCGCGCATCACTTCCGGGTCCATCGCCATCCGGTCGCATTGTGAGCAAATGACGCACTGTTTGTTCGCCGTGAATCGTGGCGCCAGGTGGCCATACTTGCAGGGCTTGCCGGTAAAAAAATACCTGGCACCGTATGATTTAGCTTCGGGCGCCCTGGTGAACATTGCTAGACCGGGGGTTTATCAGTTCGCATCGCTTCGGATAATCGCTTCGCGCGATCCCCGACCTGTTCCGCCCAGTGTGACCGCAGCATTTCGTCCGCTGCCTGGTCCCATTCCTGGGCGCGAATGTGTGCGATGGTTTGTTTGAAATTCAACAGGCCGAACGTCCCCAGGTTGAACGCCATATTCGCGATAACCATTTGCCGGGTGTCGGATAGTTCGCGCCATTCTGGGAACTGGTCGTCCAGCTCGCGCATGATGGCGATGATGTCGTTTTCCAGCATGAACTGGGCTTCCGCCCTGGTGATCCCGCGATCCTCCAGGTTCCGCCCGATGCCGATCGTCAGTTTGTTCGCTGTGCAATAGTAGGGCTTTAATCTACACCCTTCGTCCAGTTCTAACCATCGGGTTAGAACCTTGAAATCTACACTCACCGCTTCCCCCAGCCATGCCCGTCATTTTTTCATAGTTTCGGCGATCTTCTCTCCGGACCTACCCAAAATATACCCGCCGATTCCTATGGAAATGAGATTGTAGAGCGCATCGTAATCCTCCTGGGAAAGACCTTCAGCAGAAAATCCCAACCACCTAGCGACCACTAAAGCAAGAAACGTCAACATGGTGATTGGTCGCCAGTTAGCAGTCAGCCAGTGTTTGCTGGATGCCTCTGCATGGATGATCTTGCCTTTGGCGTCGATAAGTTCTTTTTCGTAATCGAACACCCGCTGCATGGCCGCCGCTTGCACATCGAGCAAGTGACCTTTTGCCTTCAGCTTTTCTTCCTCGGACGTGTGCAGTTCGTCGACCAGTTCCGCCGCTGGTTTAAATATGCCCGCGATTAACTCGACGACGCCCACGGGTTAGTCCTCGTATTGGCTGCCGTATAGGATGCGCTGAACCGTCCGGGTTTCATATATTCGGATGGCGGTCCAGATAATAGTAAACAGCGCCGCCAGGGGCGGCAGAATGGCGCCGATGGTTCCCAGCATGGTCGCAATACTCGCAAAGTCGATGATGTTTTTGGTAGCTTCGTCCATGTCGGAAAACTGCCTTGATGGTTTTGCGGATTGTACCATTTCGAAAAACCTATGCCATGTCAAAACGCTTGACGTCTGCTTCGGCGATTAACCGACGCGCGCGCACTAGGTCGTTGTAATAGGCTGCCTGGCAGTGATTAGGCATCCAGGGCTTGAACAGCCAGTCGATGACGATTCGCAGCTCCTTCCAGCCGCGATCCCTTCGCTGTCGCCAGGCGCGACCGGATAGCGATTCGTTCGGATTCTCCCCCAGGAAAAACGCGACATTCAGGAATTGAGAAATCGCATCACCCACGCGCACCACATAATTGAAGAAACGATGAACAGCAAGGGTATACATAACCCGATAATTCCGCATATCAATCCCCACTCAATCGCGCGTGAAATCATTCGGCTGGTGCCGGTTCTTCTGCCGCCGCAGCCGCTTCCCGTGCTGCGACGTATTCGTCGCGTTCGGTCGCCAGGTGCAAATAAAGACTATACAGTGCCGCATAAACGTCCGCGTATGTCATAGTCGCGCCGTCAATCGGTTCGCCGGTTCCAGGGTTCAATACCTGAAATTCTGTGTTTGCGTTTTCTGGGGTAAAAGCCGATGAAACCTCCCCGAAAGGATTTCGGATAATTTCGCCATCCTCCAGGTTTATCACCTTTTCCTCATAGAACGAAATAGATTTGTTCGACTCCCCATTCCTTACTGCCACGGAATTGGCGCGAATATATGACGCCCCCGCCAGGGTTGTTTCTTTGTAGTTTGCCATTAGTTTACTCCCTGCAATTCAGCGACTTGCGCCTGTAGTGTTTCGATCATTGCTTGTTGCTCTTGGATGGCTTTGACCAAGGACGGAACCATGTCGCCCATCTTTAAGCCCTTCTTGGTGACACCCTCGCTGTACTCGTAATCATGCACAAGCTCTGGCATAACTTCCTCGACCTCTTGAGCAATGAAGCCCATGATGTCGTCACCGTCACCGTTAATCCAATCAAAGCGTCGAGGCTGTAACGCAAGGATTGTGTCTAGTCCTTTGTCTAGGTCACGGACGTTTTCCTTTAGAGTTGCGTCAGAGATGGCCGTGATGCTTGTGGACGTGGCGAATATATTTCCGTTGTAGGTAACATAAAACCTGTAGGCTGCCGCGCCCGTGTCATAAAGCGTATAGCCGGTGTCTCCAGATCCTCCATCTCCAACGACCGCTAAGCACCACTGAAGATTTGTTCCAGAGTTTTGCGCCACCTTCAGACCGTCATCTGCCGACCTAGAACTATTATCAGTACCGACTAAGAAGGCACCATCTGCTCGCAAGGTCATTGCGTTATCACTTGAACCGGCC